TAGACACCAGGCAATTATCGCCTTCATTTCAAAGGCTTCGCTCCAGGCCCGCACTTGAAAATACCCTTGGCGGTCTTTCGGTACGTGAAACTCCAATTGGTCAAAATAGTAAAAAAGGGCTTGAAAATCGCTGGTGCGAATCCCCACAGGTCCAAAATCCTGGGAGATTTGGTCCAGGTTGCCAAGGAGCGTCTCCTCTGAAGGTTTCCTGGTCAAAGTTATTGTAGTTCCTGTAAAAATGTTACGCTGTACAATTTTCAAGGACCCTCCTTTGGCCCCTATTTCCAGGTGAGACAAACTCTCCTCCAGGAGGGATAAACTGGTGCTGTTGATGAAAAATGTGGACTCCGACTCCCCCCAATAGCGGTCCCAGAGGGCTTGAACTTCCTTGAAAGACTTCCCCGGCGCTCGACAGCTTTTTGTCCTGATGAACTCTGCCCCTTCTCTGGTAAAGATGACTTTCCCGTTCCGTTCCACCAGGGACCCTGGTTCATAATCGTTGGCCTTTAGGCGGACCTCCTGGTCAAAGGAGAACAGACCGGGGGCCTCAAATCTGAATAGGACGGTAGCTTCATTGTTCAAAATGAAAATAGTCTTGCCTTTACAGATGATTGTGTTAGCTAGGCGGCCACTTTGGTCTAGGGCCACGGCAATAGAAAAAATATTTTCAACTCCCTTGGGTATCACTACATCCTCCTTATGCAGTTTTCTGCCATTTTCCCCAGCATACTGACACGATTGGATTTATGTCTGTATAACCCCATTCAGAGCCTCTATTAAATCCTCCCTGAAATCATGGCTGGGGTCATACCTCCAGACCCTCCCGTGTTGGTCTATTCCATGCGGGAGGACTCCTGGAGCCCAATTAGGGCAGTAAGCCGTATTGCCCTTCAAATTCCACAGGGCCTGAACCTCTCTCCGCAGGGCTTCACTAAGGAATCCGCCAGAGGTTTCTACCCAGGCTTGATAATCCACCCAACTAACGGGGAGGGGGTAGGAACGTATGATGAATTGAATCATAGAGACGATGCACCCGTGGTTCCACCCACCCCGGAACCAATCCCCTACACTACAACAAATTGCGTCTTCGTTAGTGGGGACGTTACCCAAATCAAAGGTAGAGCATTCAAACCCCGCTTCCCGGAATAGCTCCATGAATTTTCCCAAGAGGATAGACCCAATACCCTGGGAGTCAGACATAAGGGTGAACATCCGTTCAAAGTCAAAACCCTCCTGGTAAAATGCCTGGCGGATAGTGGGATTTTTGGCGCTGTAGCTGTAAGTGTCCCAGGTTATGTGACGGATTCCGGCATCCTTAAGCGCTTCCATATATTCCAAGGTCCGGTCCGGGTGGTCGTTGATAAACACCATAAAAGGTTCAATCCGGGCTACTACACGGACCCCAGCTGAGGTCAGTTGTTTGGCCGCCCCGATACGGTGGAGGAAGGGAGGTGCCCCAGGTTCCAGGCGGCGATTGATTTCATTATCGGAGGTAATCATGGTTATATGGACAGCGGCCTTGGCTGGGTTATCCGCCAGGGCACGGACATAATCCTCCCGGCCAATCAAATCGGCCTTGGTATTTACCATAACGGGGTATTCATTATCAGCCAAATACCGGAGCATCGACAAGCTTATCTTTTTTCGCCCCTCAGCAGGGAGGAAGTCTTCAAACCGGATACCAAATCGCATGGGTATCTCTAAACTGATTGCCTTGGCTTTTTCGTCAGCCCCGTTCAACCGCTTCCCTCTGTTTTTGAACAGTTTATCCAGCTCCGCCTTGTAATACTCTGGATTGCAATGGCGGAGACCCATAGATTTGCTGTTGTCGAAAAAGCTGGTGTAAAGACTGGCCCGGAAGTTGTCGGCATAGCAATAGCGGCAACCAAATCCGCACCGGAGACCGTCCCAAACGTCCAAATTAAGAGGCATAGGACAGGCTTGGGCCCGGAGGCTCACTTCCAAAAAACTGGAGACCTCTTCTGTGTTTAAGAGGCGCTCCTGCTTATCAAACTCCCCGGAGAAGAGGTTGAATTGGTGGTAGTTGGACTTCCTCCCCTTCTCCCGGATGGAGGCACGTTGCCGCTTGGTAGGAAGCAACCTGGTCTGGCGGGGAACCAGTCTTTTAACAATGCTCCTCAATTCCCAATAATTCATGGATATCTCTCAGTAGGATTTCAGAAATGACGGAAGACATATCCGGGTTCAGCCAAAGCTTTACCTGGTCCAGGGAAACCAAACCCAAGGAATCTCTTCCAGTACTGTCTGCGCAGGTTTTTACTGACGCTTTGTGGGATGCTCTTATTAAGGTGTAGTAATTATCCCAAGTCACATAAGACGGGAAAAAGTAAAGGCCCACGGCTTTGGATTCTGGGACATCTTCCCTTTTCAACCGGGGACCTAAAACGCGATTCCAACTAAGTTCATTGGAAAAATGGATACAAGTGGTGTTCAATTGGCGTTTCTCGCAGGGGTCTTCACTTTCATAAGGAAGGTCGTGGACCTCTAAAAGCTTCTTATACAAGACGGTCAAGTCTCCAGAAGTAAAAAAGGAGTAAGCTCCCAATCCCAATCCTTTTATTGCTATGAGATTGGTTAGTAATATCTGGTGTTTGGTTTGAATGGTAAGAGGGTTTCTATCGCTTAAAGGAATCGGCCACTCCACCCATTTAATAGGTTCTTCCATAACAACTTCTCTCTTTAAAACAATAAGCTGATGGATTATCCTTCTGTTATATTATAGCCTCCCCCGCCGATGTTCCAAAATAAAATAGGGGGTTCCAACTCATCGTAATGGTCTACCAAATATTTTAGGGCTTTTAAATCGTAGTATGGATTGCAGGGAAAGCCCGGAGACAGGGTTGTTTCCTTGTCTGTATAAGCATATCCAGGGTTAATTAAAGTAAAATCAGGCCCCCATAAATCTCCAAGAAGCACTTTAGACCTCTTCAATATTTCCTTCATTTTCCGGTTTTTATTACCATCTCGACACATTACCCCCACGATGTGAATTGGATGATTTCCTATTCCACGCAGTATTCCGGCACAAACGGTCCCACTCCCTACACTAACCACCACGGTGTTCATACGGGGAAGGGATGAAGTAATCTCTGCTTGCCTGGCCGTCTCCTCTATGGTCTCTTCCAGGGGAAGACCTAACGGCAAAAACTCCCGGCTGGGGTCTTTAGGAAATAGGTGTTTTTGAATGACGTTGAAATTGATTCTGGTCATTAGCGGCGTTACCTGGACCACTACAGCCCCCAACTTCAACCATTGTTTCCTATGGAACTGATGGACTTTCCTGGCCACGTGTTTAGAGGAGTAGGCAGGGTCAAAAATAGTTACCTGAATCCCCAATATTTTTCCCACCCAAGCAACTCCCCATCCAGCCATACTTATAGCTGTCTCCAGGTAGCCCACCTCCTTCACTCCACTTTCCCTCAATTTTAGCATGTGAGCGTACAGTCCCCGAGTCTTGCTAAAACAAGGACCGGGAGGAGGGGTGGCCATATCCTCCCTTTTGACAAACACCTCTTTGCCTTCTATCAAGTGGCGTTCAACCGGAGTGTAGTGGAGCAGAATCAAAACAGGTGGTCTCCCTTGGAGTCTTCTTTAGCGTCTTTCAGAGTGTAAAATTTAGCACTTGCCCCATTGAATACGGACTGCCCCAGTTTTTGGTCTCCTATACCGTCCCACGAATCTTGCAAGATGGTTTCCGGGTCTTTTCCGTCCTGGAGCATTTGTATCCAAGTGTGGGTGTTAAAAGTAGTGGGGTTGGGGACATCCAAACCGCAACAGGTATTACAGCCTTGTCGGTAATTGATTCCGGCGTTGACAAAGTCCGGGCATCCCAAGACCATCTCATGTTTATGGGCTACATCTAAAAGCCTTCTTAAGATAGGTTTCCACTCTTCATCCTGATTATAATACCAAATCTGTTTAATGTCAACTCCTATGGCGTGGAGCCGTTTAGCTACAAAAGCGTTGAAATGAAAATTATAGGTGTTATAGCGTTTTATTCCTGCGGCTTTAATCCGTTTCAAGGTGTCTTCAAACTCCTCCACGGTATGAAAACCAGGGATAAATGGTTCACCGTTTATCCCAACTGACAACCCTTTATTTTTCAGAATGTGAGCGTGGAGAAGTCTCTCCGGGATGGGGGTGGTCCGGCCTCTCTCCAGGACTTCCCAATCCCTTTCTGCCCCAGGGCTAACCACAGGCATGATTATAAACGTGTCTCTAGCGTCAACTAACAAAGGCTTATACTCCATTAAGGTCTCAGTAAATCTGGTTTGGATGACGGTAGACCACTTTAGCTCGTGGAGGATGTGAAGGGCTTCCCGGCTTACTCTGTGGATTTTTTCTGCGGGCTGAAAGGGGTCGGCTTTGTTGCCAAACCGGAGGGTCTTCTTTTTGGACAGGGCGTGAGCCAGAGGGGTTACGGGTTTTTTCAATCGGAGACCATTGCGGAGTTTCCGTTCAAATATATCCAGGTCCAACGGCTTTAATTCCATCCCCCAAACGTGGTTAAGGTTCCTGAAATAGCAATGCCAGCAATCCGCCAGGCAATTCCCATAGGAATCTAAACTAAATGAGAGGGGACAGTATAGACTATCCCCTCTCACGGTTAATGGGTTTTTGAGGCGGCGCATTATTTCAGGGCAAAGCCGTCATCGTTGGACTCCAGCAAATCCATATGGTGGAGGACGGTAACGGTGTGGTTGGTGGACCAGACGCTCTCCTTGAGATTGTCCTTGCCGCCTTTTTGGGCGTACAGCTTATTGGCCTCTTCCGCCAGGGTCTTGCGGGTGAACGGTGCTCCGGTACGGAGGACTTCAATGACGGACTGGATACGGCTGTAGGACTCCTTTTTCTTACCCTCTTTCTTTTTCTTCGCTTTTGCCTTGACCGTTTTGGCTTCCACGGCATCCACGCACTCCTGGGCCCGGAGGCAAGTCTGACAGGCGGGGTCTTCCGTGTCCGGAGCCACTCCAAAAGACGGGCATTCAGCCTCATCACCTGCGGCAGGGGCCGTGGCCGCTGTCGGGGTTTCCGGGTTTTGGAGGAGGTTGGTGTAGACGCTCACCGTGTCCGGGTGGAGGTTGGAACAGCGCTCATCCGTCCATTCCCCTGCTTCGTTTACCAGAGCGCCCAGGGTAGCAAGGATGTTCTCGATGTGGCCCTGACGGGTGGTAATCATCTTGAGCTTGGGTTCCGGGGAGAGGACCTGGTTGATGTCCTTTACTGCGGCCTGGAGGTCTTTCTGGGTAATCAATTGCGTTTCAGACATGACGTTCTCCTTGATTAGGTTTTTCCTGCTCTTGATATATTATAGCCCAACTATGAAAAATCAAAATGCTTTTTCATCTTTTAAAGCATGAGTCTAATACACCCTGACCCAAATCCAGCTGTTGTAGAATGATAACCTCCTGGGCTAATGTGCTGATATCGTGTCGGCTTAAGGAAACGGAAACCCGTGCCCGGTGCCACTCCCTCTCCCTGTCGGTCTGATTAACCACCAACATACCGTCCACGTGGCCTAAAATACGGCTGTCCTCTGCCACGTCCGTGCGTCTCCCGGTGGCCCTCTCGACTGCCTCCTTGCTCCCTTTCTGTATAGGAGTGATTCCACAGGCGTGAAACTCCTGGGACAAGGCGGTGAACTTTTCCCGGTTTTCATTTATGGCGTGGCGCTGGTCTCCACCTTTCCGTTTTAGGATATCCACGCTGTCAAGTATGATGAGATGGGGGAGGAAACCCTCCATATGCTCCCAAATGCGGAGGGTGCTCTTGATTTCGCTTATTCCGGCGCTGTACTTCGGCCAGAATTTAAATTTGAACCGGGAATAAAGCATTTTGGACATAGATTCTGCCCGCGCCCACGCATCTCCCCAAGTCATAATATCCGTTTCAAAAGGCTCCAACCACGTTTCAGTCCTGTATTCCCGAGTTCCCCGGCAGACAGCGCAAGGGACGTATCCCGGAGGGGCTTGACGGTAGTCCAACGGCTTTTCCTCTCCCAGAGATACCGCTCCCACTCTCTCAGGCAAACGGCATGCCCCTTGTTGATTCTTCTTACAATCCCAAACTGGGCGGACCCACACCCCTCCGTCTCTGGGAGGTTTATCTGGCATACCACAAATTCCTTGGCCCAACCTCCGGATGGTCTTCACCTTGGGCATCTCCAAGGAAAACCAGGCCACATTCAACTTCCGGTAAAGGGCTTGGAGAGCAATGTACTGACATAGCCAGGTCTTCCCGGCTTTGTACGCTCCTACCAGACCCCAGGTGGTTTCTCGTTCAAAAGGCCCAATAAGGGTCCCCAAGTCTCCAGGCAACCTAAACAATTCATCTACTGAAGAAAATGCCTCCCTGAACAGTTCCCGGTCTCTGAGAGGTTCGCAACCAATGGCCGTGGAGCCGGAAGGCTTACTATACAAAGCAACAGCCTCTTGCGCCGCCAGTAAGTTTCCTGATTGGAGATATAAGTCTATGTCCTCCCGCAGGACTTCCAAGGACCGCTCCAAAAAATACTTTTCGGCCTCATCCAGGAGATACCGCTCATTGAAATGTTCCAATTGCTCATAAGCATCTGAAATGGAACCCAAAAATTGGGCGATTAACGCGGCCTGGTCTGGCTCCATCCCATTACGTCTATGGGCCTCAAAGATATCCTGGATATGGGCACCTGGAGCTTGGTCGTATATCTGGAAATAATCCAGGCACCACTTAGCCACGGTCTGCGCATACGGAAGTTTGAGCCAACGGAGTTGGAGGGTTAAACCCATATTCCGGAGAATCTGGTCGCTGACAATCATCCCCGTGATGATGTTACGCTCCACATGAATCCCCTCCGGAGTTTTCACCGTCCACTTCGTCAAAATATCAATCCTTTTTCTGGAGATTTTTTAGTCAAGGGTTTCCGTTCTGGAAGGGTCCCCAACAGCTTTCGGGCTTGGGAGCAGTAAGGACAGGGCTTCATTAGGTACTCTTTTTCTCCTGTTTCGGGGTTTGTTATCCGGGGATACCAACCTGTCGCCCTCTTAGTTATGGGACACACCGCTTCCCACTTCTTAACTTTCCCTCTGCCTTTACATACAGGGCAGTTTTCTACCATTTTTTGAAGGGTATCTTTCATTTAAACGCCCAAAAGCCCCAATAGAGTCCTTGTTTTATTATAGCGACATTTGGTCTCTGCGGAAACGCTCTTGGGATTGCGGAGGAGTATCATACCTCAATCTGCGGCGGAGTTCCCTGACCCATCCTTGTACTGGCCGGGTATGGACGCCAAACCAAGAAGGGGTAGCTCTTCCAAACTGAGATATCAACCCGGAGATACTATGGACCAAACCATCCCACCACAAGGAGAAGGTCCCAAACTCCCACTCCAAGTCTGTCCCCAAAAGTTCCTTGCTCCAGATATTCCGGTAATCTCTCCGGAGAGAATTTATCAACCGGACTAAAGAGGCTTTGGTTTCTGCTGACCAGTCCTGACACAGCTCCTGAGCGTGCTCCACCGCTCTCTCCACTTCTTCATCCGTTGGCCGGGGAACGTGGGCCTGGACTATCCTGGGTGGGTTGAAATAAACTTGGAGGAGGAGGCAGTAATGGAGCTTATAAGAGCACAGCGCCTCTATCAAACAGGCGCGGCGCTTCCCGTTGGCTCTGGGATTATACTCTGGAGAGTGAGAGCGGGCTAGGTCTTTAAGGAGTTTAAACCGCTCTGCCACTTTGAATTGGGTACTGAAAAAGAGGTCTATTTGCCTATCTGTAAAGTTACGGTCTCTCATTGTTCTCCGGATGGACCGTTTCAAATCATCAGGGAGGGTTTTGTCCAGGGATTTACTTAACTTGACCAAAACTCTGGCGGCTGTGTGGAAGTTTTTTTTGTCCGGGTGATATTGTTTGGTTAGATGGGGAAAGTCTCTGAGCCATTTGCTTAGCTCCTGACAGGCCCACGCCGGGGCTTGTCTTACCTTTGGAGGGGGTTTTACGGTGTGGTATATTTTACGGAAGTTATTGCGGAAGGTATCTGGATGCGGGGTTGTATATGCTTTCCTTTTTGGAGTGGACGATTCCATAGTAGGTTCCTCCGGGGGAGATTGGTTGGTTTGTCGGCTATCATTGCGCTTCGCGCATATCTGAGGAGTCTTTAGACTCCTCTTCTCTGGTTCTCTCCTAATCTCTTCTAAATAGGAGTTTGAAAAGTTATAGGGTTGCGTTTGAAAAGTTATAGGGTTGCCATTTGAAAAGTTATAGGGTTGAAGGCGTTGTTTATTGTACCACCAAGTCCATTTCGACACTCCAATCCGGTTAGCATACCAGGAAGACCCCGGACTGAGATGGTGGAATTGGTTTTGAGCGGCCAGGACAAGTTTCTGGGTAGAGGTGAGCGATGGATTGTCAAGTATATCCTCCGGTATCAGGAGCGGCTTATCATTCGGAGGGGAAGGGAAAAGGATGCAAATTTTCCGGGCTTTATGAGCGCCAAAACGGAGTATCAACCCAAGGCTTTCCAGCCGTCTTAATCTCCTGTGGATTTCTTGTGGGTGTTTGTGGAGGAGACCTGCCCTTTTGGCGATTTCCTTGTTGGAGATTTGCGTAATGCCTTCTCTTGCGCTCTGTACCAAGACAGCCAGCGTGATTCTATCTGCGCTTGTAAGGCTTTTGCCCGCGCCAGACCTTCTTGTGAGGATGCCAGGAATGGAACGAAACCCACTTTTGCGTGGTGTCCTGGTAGTCTCTGAAGGTTGGGGTGATTCGGGCACGTCTGTCCGTATAGGCATTCCAAGGCCATTGGGCAATCCTGGAGACATCCGGCTTCCTCTCTGATTTTTGAAGGGAATGGATAGATTTTAGCCATTAAGGCACTCCAATTTTGGAAATAAAGGGGAAAGAAACCAGGGGAGTGATTTGTCTTTTATGGTTTCCTCCGTCAATAGGGAAAGAAGATGGGTCCGGAGTTCAGCTCCCTTTCTGAAGCTCCGGACCCTGTGTTGGAGGAAAAACCATGAGCCTACAGGAAATGGGCTTTGCGCCAAGCCCAAAACGCCCCTTTAGTATACGGAAATAGGGGGAGAAAAGTAAAGACTTTTTTTCTCCTGTTATTCCTGGCCTTTCTTTCTGTATCGTGGTTTGAGTTGACCTTGTCCTAAGAGGAATTTTTCCAAACGGTCTGGCCATACTCTCCATTGACCCCCAACTTTGGCTCCGATTGGTTTGCCTCCAACCAAATATCGTCTAAGCCATTTTACCAATGTGGGGTCTGTACAGGCACATTTAACTCTTAACTCCACATCCAAACGATTGATAGGGATGGGAGGGTCTCCAGGGTTTCCACTCATGATAGCAACTCTCCTTTCAATTGGTCGGCTTCCTCCTGGGATAAGTCTCCAGGGTCCCCGGAAGGTAACACCACCCATTTGGTCTCTATCCCCGCACCGGAGAGCAATTGGGTAAGCTTTGCCGCTTGTTTCTCCGCATCTGTATCAAAGAGTACAACGACGCGTTTGAAACGATGGATTAACAGGTTGACTTGACGGTTAGAAAAGCCCACCCCAAACAAAGCAAGGGAATCATCCCCAAGGCGAAATACATCAAACGCTCCTTCCACCACAAGGACAGCATCTCCGGAGCAATTCTCCACATTGTAGAGGAGGTCCTTGAGGGGAAATATAGCTTTGTCTTTAGGACAGGCTTTGTATTTTATGGGGGCTTGGTTGGTGATATCTCTCCCTTGGTAATGGACCAACCGTCCTCCCTGGTAGACCGGAATGATTATCCGGTGGCAATAAGGTCCCGCAGGACCCGTCCCTAGAAGTCCATATTTTTTCTCCAGCATGTCCGGGTCCAAATGCCGTCTCCGGAGGTAGTTCCTATGCCGCTCTGTCATCTTTGCGGTTCCCTCTGGGAGGGAAAGGTGCGTGGGGCCTGGGGAAGGTGCGGGCCGGGACAAGGAAACTGGTCCTGTGATTTGATACTGTTTGACTATCCTCACCGCTTCGTGGTAAGGAATGTTTCCAAGAGCCATAAGGACCTTTTCCAATTTGTGCCCACCGCACCTCCAGCAGGAGTAATGACCCGTGGTTAAATTGAATCCCCCGTGGTCAGATAGGTCGCCACATAACGGACACCGCACCCCTACCCACCCGACAGAAACGTGTTTGCTCTGGGTAGAGTAGGGGATACGGTAATCACGGAGATATCGCAGTACATCAAAGCTCATCTCTGGGCCAACCTATTTATGACTTTTACTGCGGTGATGTTCCTTGCTGAGAGACGTTCCAACTCTTCTTCCGTTTCAGTCCCTTTGACCACGTATTCGATGGCCGTGGGTTTGAATATGGAAAATATGGCGGGGGTCCATTTAATGGTCTCCACCAATTCATCCTCTGCCGCTTCTAAGCGCCCAATCCCTTTACGGTGCGCCAGGAGGACCCAGGTTTCTCCCAGCCGGAAGTTTCTGGGGACCGTTGAAATCAAACGGCTTATCCCCATAGTACAGGCTTCTGCCAGGAAGTCAGCCGGGGTTGCGTAAAACTGCTCCCCAACCCAAATGAGGCCCGCTTTCCCTTCAATCGCTCCGGGTCTTGCCAGCGGACATATCCGGGTCCAATCGCTCCTTGGGCAAGGTTCCAGGCTTTCTGCCCTTCCGTCTGGCCACATAAGACGATTTATGTCCACCCACGTCCACCCTCTGGCGGGCTTTATCCCAGCCCCGCAACAAGGGCACTCCGTAAGGGGAAAAGGAAGACGGCAACAGGGCTGGGACAGAGTGGGTCCAATGAGGTAGAGCGCTCCCGGCTTCCGGAAACCGCACCCTCTCCTGCCTTCCATTACAGTTTTAATCACGGCTTCCTCCTCTCGTGGTCTCTTTTGAGTTCCCAAAGTTGGTGGTATAGGATTCCCAGCTCCTTCCGGTTCATTTTTCGGAGACCACTCTCCATAGTGGAGAAGTCCCCAGAACCTTCCACCAATTTTAGTTCCCCAAGAATGTCCCAGACCAAGCCGTCTTTGTCTATGGGTTTTTGGAAATGAAAGGGGTCCATTTTATCCCACCTTCCGGATTATGACCACCGCCGGGAATTTGTCCAATTTCTGGAGTTCCTGGTGGAGGTGAATCCCCATATTGAGCCAGAGTTCGCAAAACTCCTGCGGGGAGGTCTTATAATCCACATCCCCGAGAGCGGTGGCTTGGTACAAACCTTTACAGGCCTCCAACTTTTTGGGCTTCGCTTGAGGAGTCTCTTTGGGAGTCTCTTTGGGCTTCGCTTGAGGAGCCTCTTTCTGAGCAGGTTTGTGCCGTTTGTGCTTGGTGGAAATTTGGTAAGTTCCTTTCCGGATTCCAAACCGGAAGGGGTCTGAGTCTGAAAACCTGCTGGAACTGTAAAAGAGGTCCAGAAGAACAGCGTGAGCGGGGTTGTCGTTTAAAGGCACATCGAACCAATAAAACACCTTCCGGAGAAGGCACAGCCGGGTGTGTCCCGTCTTCCACGCATATCCCTGCTCCAGCCACTCGTCAATCTTGCGCTTAATCAAGGGGATATCAATTTCAGACAGGGGCATAGAAAATTCTTGGCTTAATGCAATCAGCTGGTTAAGGCGACCACGGTACGTCTGTTCTTTAGCGGGGCTGTTTTCGCACCAGTTTTTGTGAAGGCTTTTGACCTTGCTTGCCAAGGTGAAGTTTAAGGTTGACGGAGAAGTTTCTTGGGTTTCAAAAGCAAGTTTTTGTTGGGTAGTCATGGTAAATCCTCCTTATTTTTGTTACACCTTGTTTCGGTACAACATCAGAAAGAGCGCCCCAGCCAGTACCCAATGAAGAGGCCCAGCGCTCCGGTTACTGCAATCTCAATTAACCACACTTTCCAGGAGCGGTTGAGGTCTTTTCTCATCCGCTTGTCCTGCATTTTCCTGATTTCCCTCCAGGTCATAATCAGCTCCTTATGAATCTCCGGACAGCAATAATCCTGCCGTCCTCATCTCTTACTGCGTCTTTCCCGGTGTCCGGGGACAGAAGGTCTGGCCGGGATTCTCCCAGAGCTTGCATAACCAGCATAGACACGATGAAAAAAGTTCCTGGCTCCTCTGGGGGCAATCCCAGGACTTCTCCCCACTCATTTTTGGCTACCGGAATGCCCATAATGGTGTACGCCTCTTTCCGTTCACAGGACACCCTGGCGGTGTTCCCGGAAGGTGGAATAGTGAGGACCTTCCCTTGGTGGTAGATGGTAACAGGGTGGGGGGTTAAGTTTATCAAACTCTCTCTTTTTCGGCCCATTTGCCCACCTCCATTGTCAAGTAAATCATTGTGCGTTCCTCCTTTTTAGTATAAGATGGATGCCGGGGAGTTCCAGCTGGTGTAAAGGTGGCCGTCCTCTTGGAAGACCAAGGACCGTATATTTGTACCATTATCCCGTTCTTGTATACAG